GGATGTCCCCCCCCCCCCTAATTAAAAACCCATGGGTCCCTTTAATCTATAAAACTTTGAAACAGCGAGAGATGTATAAAACGCTATATAATTTCAAAATCGGTTTTTGGTTTACAGTAGATGAGAAAAAATTTTTCGGAAAATTTTGCAAACGTAGAGGTCGATCCTATAACTGGAGAATATCTTGTAAAGTTTCCTGAATGGCTTATAAATGAAATGGGGTGGTATGAAGAAACGCCCTTAGAATGGGTTGTAGAAGGGGACGAGTTAATTTTAAGAGAGAAAACAGATGACTGATCAAAAAGTATTTCACATCTATGCGAAAGATAGATGTATTATGCATTCAATAAAAGAAGAAGAGTTTGACATTACTTGGAAGACTCTAAACAACATGGTTGGTCTCATGAAGACTGACTACAAACCTGAAGATTTGACCTATGAAGAACTGCTGGTCAAGAAAGAATTTAAAGATGCTTCCTATTGACGGACATCTATATAATATGTTATGATTCGACTGAAAACCTATTACTATTATGGCTAAAGGATTCACAGTAAAAGCAAAAACTCCCGTAGCTTCCAAAGAGCAAGAATGGGACTACGAAAAAGCACGAGAACTTGTCAAAGGCAAGACAGTAGTATTCTGTCTACCTGGACGTGGTGTATCATATATTTTTCTGAAAGCATTCGTTCAACTATGTTTTGATCTTGTACAAGCAGGTGCAAGTATTCAAATCTCACAAGACTATAGTTCAATGGTGAACTTCGCACGTTGTAAGTGTCTTGGTGCGAACGTTCTCCGTGGTCCTGATCAACTTCCCTGGGATGGTAAACTCAAGTATGATTATCAGCTCTGGATTGACTCAGATATTGTATTCAACACTGAGAAGTTCTATCAGTTAGTTCTGATGGATCAAGACATCGCATCTGGTTGGTATTGTACTGAAGATGGTCATACCACGTCAGTTGCTCACTGGATGGAGGAGGATGACTTCCGCAACAACGGTGGAGTCATGAATCACGAGACTCTTGAAAGCATTCAGAAGCGTCGCAAACCTTTCACCGTAGACTATGCTGGATTTGGTTGGTTGCTGATCAAGCACGGCGTCTTCGAGCATTCTGAGATGAAGTACCCCTGGTTCGCTCCTAAGATGCAAGTCTTTGAGTCTGGTGAAGTACAGGACATGTGTGGCGAAGACGTTTCCTTCTGCCTCGATGCTAAGGAAGCAGGATTCGAAATCTGGTGCGACCCTCGTATTCGCGTTGGACATGAAAAGTCACGAATTATCTGATGAATTGGAATACCGTTATACCATCAAAGTTAACGGTAAAGTCACATTCAACAACTTAACTGAAAACGAATACTTTGACAGAATGGAGGACTACGCGGTAGAATTCTACCAGACGGGTTCTCCCGCTCCTAAAGACATCAAAACCATTATCGAAAGAATTTAATCATGGCAAAAGCAAAAGTTGGTCTGAATAAGTCTGGTTACACTCCTGGCAAGCCCAAACTGACTCGTCAAGGGCGCTCGCCAAACACCAAATACGCCGCTACCTCGCGTAACTCGGCTCGTAAAAAGTACCGTGGTCAAGGAAAAGGATGAAGCAACTTCTCTTTATCTCAGAAGATAAGGAAAGGGCACTCATCCAGGAGTTGACCTATAAGATGAAAATGGCGAATATGGACATTCATCCGTCCAATACTTGCTTTCTTATGGTCTCTCCTGACTACTCTGCTATTGTGACTCAACATCTCTCCCATTCACTTAGTGTGGATCGGGAGATTTTTCATATCGAAGCAGTGAATACACCTTATCTTGATGAGAATTCAACTGACTATAAGACTGAATTTACTCAAAATTTCATGAAATGGCAGCGTAGATGGGACAATTTCGTCTTGGTTGCCTCTGATAACAACACTGGAGACACCTTTTCCTGGATTTCTGACATTATGATCCGTATGACAGGTGGAAAAGTCTATGCAGTGTCCCTTTGTGAGAGTACAAACACTCGTTTTAAGAGTGATTTAGCATGTTTGCACTACGATTCTGAGCAATTTAGGTTAATTTATTGGTGGCAACAACCAAACAATCACGATTTTCTCGAAAAAGTGGAGCAGAGACAGGCAAATCCGCTTCCAATAAATATCTTTTAGGGATAGCAACCCCTTTAAAAGTTCTGGACCCGAACTTTTGGAGGAAAAAATGGCACAAAATCCAGCTCCAGACCGTAATACAGAATACATGAAAGAAAATTGGGGTACAGAAATGCTTATTACTGACTATGGATCAATGGAAAAAGTCAAAAAACTTGACTTTTATGAAGAAAAAAAGAAATTCATTCAAGAAGTGATGGAATATGAAGATCCATCCCATCAACACCAACTAAAAGAACAGGCAGAAATGCACAAAAAGATTCGTAATGATGATGACTACGATGATTGGGAGTATGGAACTGAACCAACTTACGGAATTGGTCTATAAATAATGTGAAGACATACTCTGCATATGGCAGTTCAACGAATTTCACGCGCATTTAAAGATATCAGTCTATCCTTTGAGCCTCACCCAGTCACAAAGGATCTTCCTGTGCTGAAAAATGAGTCTGCGATTCGTAAATCTGTCAGAAATATTGTAGAAACAATAAAGGGTGAGCGATTCTTCGATGATCTTTTTGGATCTGATGTTCGCTCAGCCCTTTTTGACTTTGTTGATATTGGTACTGCTTCATTCCTTGAGAATGAAATAACAACGGCTATATTAAACTATGAGCCAAGGATATCTGATCTATCCGTATCTGTAGAAGCAAGACCTGACGACAATGCTTTTGAAGTAAATATTCTATTCAACATTGTTGGGCAATCTATACCATCACAAGAATACTCATTTATATTAGAGGCAGCAAGGTAAAATGCCTTTTACTAAGTTTACAAACCTAGATTTCGATCAGATAAAGACATCCATCAAGGATTATCTCCGTGCGAATTCAAATTTCACGGATTTTGACTTTGAAGGATCTAACTTTTCTGTGCTATTAAATGCACTGGCGTACAACACGTACATCAATGCGTTTAACTCAAACATGATCGTCAATGAATCTTTCCTAGATTCGGCAACTCTAAGAGAAAATGTCGTATCCCTGGCAAGAAACATTGGTTATGTGCCCCGTTCTAGGACCGCTGCTAGGGCAGGAATTAAATTAGATATCAGTGTAACAACAGCAAGTACAACGCTTACTCTAGAGGCACGTGGACCTGTCTGCGTTGGTACTGCGAATGAAAGTTCATATATCTTCTCAATACCAGAGAACATCACAACAACAGTTACTGGTGGTGTAGCAACCTTCGGTAGTGACACCGATCCAATCCATGTTTATCAGGGAACTCTTCTTAAGAAAACATTTACTGTTGATGGAAGTTTAGATCAGAGGTTTATCATTGATAACTCATTTATTGATACCCAAACGATCGTTGTTAAAGTAACAAACCCATCAGACCCTGGTATGGGTAGGGAGTACAAACTTGTAGATAATATCTTGAATATTGATTCCACATCTGAGATTTATCTAATTCAAGAAATTCAAGATGAGAAATATGAATTGCTATTTGGAGATGGAATCTTTGGTAAGAAACTGGAAAATGGTGCAAAGATAACAGTTACTTACATTGTTACTGATGGCATTGAAGGTAATGGTGCGGCGAACTTCGCTTTTGCTGGTACATTCATTGACTCGTTGAATAATCCAATCACAGTCAATTCTGTCACCCTAACCACCGTTGAGAAGGCAGCAAATGGCACTGAGATCGAACCTGTAGAGTCGATCAAGTACTTTGCCCCTAGACTGTATTCTGCCCAGTACAGAGCGGTTACAGCAAGGGATTATGAGTCTATTATTCAGACCATCTACCCAAATACAGAGTCTGTTTCTGTTGTTGGTGGAGAAGAATTGGTTCCACCACAGTTTGGTACGGTACAGATTAGTATCAAACCAAAGAATGGAGATTTCATTTCTGACTTTGATAAGCAATTGATTCTCAGTAAACTTAAGAACTACTCTCTTACTGGTATTAATCAAAAGATAATTGACCTTCAGGTTCTTTATGTTGAGTTAGAATCTTATGTTTACTATAACTCATCTCAAGTTACTAATATAAATGATCTAAGAACCAATGTAATTAATTCTCTACAGTCATATTCAGATTCTGTTGAGGTTAATCAGTTTGGTGGTAGATTTAAGTATAGTAAGGTCTTGAATGTAATTGATAGTGTAGATAGATCTATTACTTCTAATATTACAAAAGTTAGAATCAGAAGAAACCTAAGGGCACTTGTGGGACAAGCGGCACAATATGAATTGTGCTATGGCAATGCTTTCCATGTAAATCCAGATGGATTTAACATCAAGAGCACTGGATTTAAAATTTTAGGTGAATCTGAGACAGTTTATCTGACTGATGTTCCAAATGCAGATAAGAAATCTGGAATTATTTCTATTGTAAAACCAATTCCAGAGTCAAATACAAATAGAGTTATTGTTAAGTCGGCAGGAACTGTTGACTATGTAAAGGGTGAGATTATTCTCACAACAACTTTAATTACAGAAACAACACTTGATAATGATGTTGTAGAGATTCAGGCATTCCCAGAGTCTAATGATATTGTTGGATTAAAGGACATATATTTGGATTTCGATGTTTCAAAGAGCACAATAAATATGATAAAAGATACTATTTCGTCTGGTGAGCAGATTTCTGGAGTAGGTTTCAAAGTAACATCAAGCTATTCTAACGGAGAGCTAAAGAGAGGATAAGATGATACAAACTGGTATTGATTCAAAAGTAAAGGTCCATCAAATCGTAGAAAATCAGTTACCTGAATTTATTTTGGATGAGAATCCAAAAGCAGTTGATTTTCTAAAGCAGTACTATATCTCACAAGAATATCAAAGTGGTCCATCGGACTTATCCGAGAATTTAGATCAATATCTTAAAGTAGATAATCTAACCCCAGAGGTGGTGGTTGGATTTACTTCTCTTACTACAAGTATTACATCATCATCTTCAACTATTGAAGTTGACAGCACAAAAGGATTTCCAAAGTCTTACGGACTTTTGAAGATTGATGATGAAATCATCACATACACTGGCATAACCACAAATTCATTTACTGGTTGTGTTAGAGGATTTAGTGGTATAACATCATATAGAAATGTAGATAATCCAGAAGAATTAATATTCTCTACATCATCTAGTACATCTCATAGATCTGGTTCCCCAATACAAAATCTTAGTTCTTTATTCTTAAAAGAATTTTATAGAAAACTAAAGTTTGCTATTGCACCAGGATTAGAAAATGTAGATTTTGTTTCTAATTTAAATGCTGGAAATTTTCTAAAAGAAGCAAGAACGTTCTACCAATCAAAAGGAACTAAAGAATCATTCGAAATTCTATACAGGGTTCTTTATGGTGTCACTCCAGTGGTCATTGATCTGGAGAAGTTCTTACTTAAGCCATCAGACTCTCAGTATATTAGAAGAGAAGTTTTACTTGTAGAAAAACTTTCTGGTGATAATGTTAACAATCTTGTTGGACAAACATTATACAGCACATTAGATTCTAGTACTAGTGCTGCTATTTCTGAAGTTGAAATTCTAACTAGAAGAAATAAGACATATTATAAGGTAGGACTTTTTATTGGTTATAGTGATGACGATCTAATAGAAGGGAATTTTTCGGTAACGTCAAATTCTAGAGTAATTGGTGATGTATCTACTTTTGATTCTGTAATTACTGTAGATTCAACAATAGGATTTTTGGATTCTGGAACGATTGTTTCTGGAAATAATACAATTTCATATACTGAAAAAACTATAAATCAATTCTTAGGTTGTACTGGACTAACTGAGAACATTTCTAGTGGCGATGAAATCAGATCTAATGACACTGTTTACGGATATGAGAATGGAGATCTTACCAAAAAGATTGAATTAAAAGTATGTGCAATTGCTTCTGATTTAGAGATTCTTGACGATAGTGGTCTAGCACAAGAGAATGAAAAAATTACTGTAAAGCATTTGGGGGATTTGATCAAGAATCCTACAAATATAAATGATAAGTCATATAAGCAAATTTTTGCCAATTCCTGGATTTACAATACTAGTTGTACTTTTGAGGTAGATTCTTTCAATACTTCCACAAAAGTATATACTCTTAAGAGTAATATTGATAAATCTAGTCTTAGAGAAAATGATAGAGTAGATGTAATCAACAATGTAACTGGTATTGTTGTAGTATCTGATGCTCTAGTATCAAGTATTGATCCATCTACAAGAGAAGTAACTCTTAACTATGTTGGATATACAACCTCAACAAATATCTCACATTCTTTAAGAAGAGTTCTTAAAAAAACTTCCAGTGACATTGTATCAATTAATCATGGTGATGATACAGTAACATCTAACGTACAGAACGTTTATTCTGATGACGATGGGAAGTACATGTATGTTGCTTCCAATTCTTTACCATCATATGCTTTTAGAAGAAACTCTACTCCATCAATTCCAGATATTACTGTCGGAACTGCTGTAACTTTTATTGGTGCAGGAACAACTGAGAGTGGTGCTATTCAAAAAGAAACAGCAGATGATCAATATTCAATTATTTCTTTCCCAACTAATGCTCCATTCCTAACTGGAAATGCTGTTGTATATTCTCCAGAAACAACCGCAATTACAGGATTGGTAACGGGAACAACTTATTATGTAAAAGTTTTATCTGACCCACAAAAAATTAAACTGTATGCTTCAAGATCATTTATTCCAACAAATGAATATCTGAAATTTGATCCTTTACAAGTTGGTGTTGGTGGCAAACACACATTTACTCTTGAAAGCGTCTATAACAAAGAAATAGAACCACAGAAACTTCTTAAGAGATTCCCACTAAGAAGTGAAATCAAAGATAATGATGGCAGTGAAACTGCTAGCGATACCATAGGTATGCTTATAAACGGTGTTGAGATTAAAAATTATAAATCAAAAGACAAAATTTACTATGGACCACTGACTGACATTGCTGTTATAAACAGTGGTACTGATTATGATGTTGTAAATCCTCCTCTAGTATCGATTACTGCCTCTGGAACAGGTGTTACAGCATATGCTAGACCAGTTTTAAGTGGATCTATACAAGAGGTCTTTGTAGACCCACAGGATGTCGGATTAGACAAGGTAATTTCTGTAAGCATTACTGGTGGTAATGGTAGTGGAGTTGCACTAAAACCAATTACAGAAAATACATTTAGAGAAGTTGACTTTGATGGTCGTCTACTAAGTAATTTTGGCGGGGTTGGAGAAACATCAGAAACAATAACTTTCTTGGAGAGTCACAACTTCAAAGATGGTGAGGAAATTGTATACAAGGCAAATGGAAATACTCCGATCGGAGTAGGAACTTTCCAAGGATCTAATGCTAACCAAGAGAGATATTTAATTAATAATTCCAGTTATTTTGCAAAAGTTGTTAATAATACAACCATAAGATTATATCAGTCATTTAATGATTATGTCTCTGGCATTAACACTGTTGGATTTACGACTGCATCAAACTCTGGAATTCATAAATTTAGAGCAGCGCGAGGAAAAAATACTTTAAAGTATATTAAAGTCACTAATCCTGGGTCAGGTTATGAAAACAGACAACTTTATGTAAAACCTGTAGGTATTTCTACAATAGAACATACCATTACTTTTAAGAATCACAATTTCAAAGAAGGTGATGTTGTTGAGTACCAAACAACTGGAACACCGATTACTGGATTATCCACATCAAATAGTTATTATCTAATTAAGGAAGATTCAAATACCTTTAGATTAGCAAATGCTGGTATTGGTGGAACTATAAAGTCAAACTACAACAGAGGACTATTCTCAACATTTGATGATGTTGGATCTGGATATCATATCTTCAAATATCCAGATATTCAGGTTTCTGTAAATGTTTCCTACGGATCAACAAATACTGGAATAATTACAGCAACTCCTATTGTTAGAGGAAGCATCATTGATGCATATTTGTATGAAGGTGGAACTGGATATGGAAGCACCACACTAAACTTTGAGAAGAAACCAATTATTACTCTTAAAAATGGTAAAGATGCTTCTTTATATCCAGTAGTTGCTTCTGGTAGAATTTCTAGAGTAGATATAAGAATTAAAGGATCCGAATATTATTCAACACCTACACTACAGGTTATTGGTGATGGTGTTGGTGCCGTTCTTAGACCTGTAATTCAGAATGGGCAAATCACAGACGTTGTTGTAATAAATTCTGGCACGAACTACACACAAGAGAATACATCCATAAGAGTAGTTCCTGCTGGAAGAAATGCCATCCTAGATTCTTCTGTAAGATCTTTAAGAATTAATGATGCTGAGAGATTTGACTCAGAATATCTAAGAGTATCTTTTGATAAGGGATTGGAGTATTCAAATATTTCCTATTCCAATGATATTGCTTCAAATGAATTTGGAGATGATGGATCTTCACACTCTCCTATTATTGGATGGTCTTATGATGGCAATCCAATTTATGGACCTTATGGGTATTCAGATCCTTTGGATACATCAAGTGCAAGGAGAGTTATTGAACCTGGATATGTATTAGATTCCACCTCAGTTTCGGATCGTCCTTCTGGATTTGTTCCAGGATTCTTTGTTGAAGATTACAGATATGATGCTACTGGTGATCTTGATGTTCATAATGGAAGATTCTGTAAGACTCCTGATTTTCCTAAAGGAACTTATGCATATTTTGCTGGAATAGCAACTGATGGATTGTATACACCAAGATTCCCATATTTTATTGGTGACAGATATAAGTCTCATTAT